TAATATCACTAGATGGATCAACTGATTCTTGTGCTAATTGATAAGAACCTAGTTCTACATTAAAAAATACTGGTTTTGGACTATAACGTTTTATTAGTTTATCTCCATTTACTGAATATCCATAAACCCCAAGTCCTATTGTTCCATCAGTTTGCAAAATTTCACTAGGAATTATACAACTTCCATTTGTTATCATTGTTGTAAATGCCTCATCTTCATTACTGAAAACAGCCATTTTTGTAAGTCCTTCATATTCATTTGAAAATTCGAACTCTATATTTTGTATATTGTATTCTCCAGAATTAACATCTGTTGTTTTTTGTAATTCTAAAGAATGAGGATTAACTATTATTTTCATATTATTTCTCCTTTCTTAAACTTAAACGAAAGGCATACCCATCAGTAGTCCACATTTCAATATTATCTTCAAATGGATTATATTTTATATGATTAATTTGAGGACTACTTTTTGTTATTTGTATAAATTCTTTATATGTTATTAAATAATTTCTTACCCTTAATAGTTGCTCTACTTCGTGCGAATACATACATATTCACCTCTTTTATTATTTATAACCTACTATTTTTATTACATATATACCGTTAGTGTTAGACGCGTTTACATTAGAAGTTCCCCAAACATTATTCCATTGTTGATAAGTATTAACTGTCATTGAAGTTCCAGAAAATGAAACTTCTTTAAACAATAAATATGTTTGATTATTAGATGTAGTGTGAACTATTAACGATGCTTTATTTCCTATAATTTTTGTAGATTGTCTTGAACCATTATAACTATAAAATATTTCTAAATAACTATAATTAGATACATCGTCATTTAGGTCAGTTATTGAACTTGTTGTCCCTGTAGAATCATCATATAATTCAACTCCTATTAAATTATTTAAATTATTATCAGTGTCATTATGTGCATTTTTTATCATATTCATATCACTAGCAGTTACTTTATTCTCATTTGCTACATCTGGTTGACTTACTAATGTTACTTTATTGTCATAAGTTATTTGACTCATATTATCACTCTCCAATTCTTAATTTTTGATTAATTGTATAATATTTTCCTATTTCTACTTCAATAGGTAAACTTAAATATATCGTTGTTTCATCATTTGATAAGAAGTCTATACTATCTATTGCTTTATCTACATAAAATGTTATCATTGTTTGTTTATGTAAGTTATCAATAGAACTCCAATATAATGGATTTATTATTGTTGTATTATCAGTATAATTAATACGATATTTATTACATGGTGTATTTTGATAATTCGTATCTCCACCATCAGTTATTGCATTATTTATCTTAATTGCACTATCTACATATTCTTCTCCAGTATCTTCATTTATTACTGATATTGTGTTTAAGAAGTTTAAATCAACTACTTCATATATATTCTTAGTCCAATTTTGTGTGTTAGAGTTCATTTGGAAGTTTGTTTTACTTATTAAATCATTTTGTGTAATTGTTAAACCGTTTAAGTATGTATTAGGTATTTCTACACTCGACATGGTTGTATTATTTTGTTTTGAAATATTGTATAAATTTCTTGAAAATACTAATGAACCATTGGAGTATAGATTTGAATACAGGGGGCTTAAACTATCCTTACTTTCGTATGATTCTCCATTATATTGTGTAGGATTAAATATCTCTTTAACAATAGGGAAGTACCATGTTGTCCTTCTTAAGTTATTAGGATATATAAATATTTTTATTAAGTTATAATCATTATCTACAAAGAAAGCTCTTTGATTGATAACACTTGGTTTATCTTCTCCTATTTGAATAGGATTCCAAGTACCCTCATAACGTTGTACATAATAATTAGATATATTTGTTCCTGATTCTCTTACATAATTTATATATAGATATCCTTGATTTGTGTATAAACCTATATAACAGACATTGTTATAAATTGCTTGACCTAATGTTTCATCATATATTACATTTGATGTGTTTGTTGTAAAGTTATAATATATTAAACTTATATGTTTATTTTCACTTTGGCCATTCCAACTTTGATGTTGATTTGTTAAAACAAAATATACTTCATTTTGATTTAAGAATATACATTGATTTGAATAATAATTACTATCAATTAAGTCATCATTATATTCTGGACTATTGTATATTAATGTTTGTGTAAATGAATTATCATTATATCCTTTACTTAAACAGAACGTACCATAATTTCTAAGTTTATCTCCTAATATTTTATAACTTGCACTATCTTCACTAAATTGTATAAATGAACCACCATAATGAATCAAGTTTTCATCTTCTTCTCCAGTGTCTATTTTAGACCAGTCATTAGGAGAACCTACATTGACTTTTAATTCAATAGCCCTTATACCTAAAAAAGCATTTTTTCCTGATATATTTCTTGAACCTAACATTACATAATGAGAACTATTTAAGTTTTTCTCTATCTTATGGCAATATATATTCTTATAATCATCTCCTAAGATATATGAAGCCCTTAAGTTTAATATATAAGTACCATCTATACTTGAAGAAAAGTTATTTACCATAACAAATCTTTTTTGGCTAGTTGCTACATTAATTGGATTATTATAACTAAAGACTGCATCATCTAAATAATAGAATGTTCCATCATCTGCTTGGTTCATACATTGTATATAACGTAATTTAGTTCCACTAGTAAATGAGAAGAATGTTTTAATTGGATTAAAGTTATTATCTATTAAGATTATTATTCCATAAGGGTTATTTGTATCTTTTTCTTCATATCCACCATATAAGATAATAGTGTCATTTGTTTTTGATTTAATCAAACCTTCTATTCTAAAATTAGCCCAACTATTAGGAATAAAACCAACCCATTTAGAACGATTAACCTCTATAATTTCTTTTATTATTTCATCAGTAGTAGAAGTACCTTCTTCAATATTTCCAGTTACGTAATCTAATAAATTCTTTTTATAATCTTCTGTCATAATTACCTCCTATAATACACTATCTAACTCAAAGTCTAATGTAGTTAAACTTCCTAAACTTACTTCTTCAAGTGATGTGTCATAAAATTTTATTAATGCAGTTGACTCTATATCTATATTTCTTGTTATGGTAGAGCCTTCGCCTAGATTTCCTTGTACTTTTGCTCTTTGATTATCAAAATAATTAACTGCATCTTCACAATTGAAATTAGATGTTAATTCGTATGTATAAAAAATTAAACCACTTGTTATATTCCAATCGATAGTTTTACTTTTTACCATATAATCTTTTGTTAAATTAACTATTGGAGCATTATAATGAACTATTTGACCTATATTCCATAAGTTTTGACCTGTTATTATCTCTAAAGTAATTTCAGCAGAACCTTTATATTTTAGATAACTTTGTCCTATCTTTTGTAGTTCAGCACTTGAACTTGTATCATTACGATTCTCATAACGTGATATAGTGCCTTTTCTTCCTATTTGTGTTTGAATACGATTACTTTCATTTGAGTTCAATACTATTTCTCTACCTTTAATAATAGGATAGTAAGTAATCAAAATAGGATAGCCTGTTGCTATTGCATTTACACTATTAAATGTTATATCTCCAGGTTTATATACAAAATCTCCACTCATTCCTAATTGTTCTTGTGATTTAGTTATAAATGTTTTTTCAACACCATTAACAGTTATTTTTGTTATTGTTCCTATTTTATTTTGACATACAAATATCTTTGAATATCCATCTGCAATTATTGTTTCAGTTTGTGTTATATTAGCGATTACTTCATCACTTGTCATTATTTGTTTATTACGATAGTCATTTGTCGAATAATTAAATGTCATATCTTTTATATCGTATGTTTTATAAAACTCAGTTGTACTATCTATTGTTAAACCACTTGGCATTAAACTTGGATCATAGAAATCAATTGCAACTGTATTTTCATCTACCGTACGTGTAAACCAACGAGATTGAGTTATACTTGCTATATATTGGAATACATCATAAGCAGTTTTATTTAGAGTAGAGTAGGCATTGATAGTGTCAGTAGGATTTAATATTTGTATATTTCCTACAACAAATCCATAATCACTTATTGAATTAACTACTTGATTAATTGCTTCTACAATAGTTTTCCCAGTAATAACATAATTTAAAGTTTCACCAGAAGAAAGCATATCTTTAAAGTCTAAGATTTGTAAATCTACACCATGAAATTCACGAGGATTTAAACTTACATTTCCAGTATTTTTAGCAACACCACAAAAGATTAAATCATCACCATCATATATAAGACATTTTGAATAATCTAATGGGAACCAAAATTGAGTATAATCTTTAGTTGTTTCCCAACTTAAAGGATAACAATTCTTCAAGATAGTAGAAGAAGTAGATAACATCTTTTCACTTATTTGGATGTCATTTGTACATACTACTTCTTCATTATTTATAAATATCCTCATGCAATACCACCACCATAATTAAAGTCGTTTTTAGCACCACCAGAGTATGTTTTAATATTTGATACTACTTGTCCTAATGGGTCAATTTTCATATTATTTTGTACGTTTATTACCATATTAGGATTATATGTTGAACTCATTGCTCCATTTATATTAGGTTGTAAGTTAAAAATACTATCAATAGTGTCTTGAACTTCTGATTTCATACCTTCTAATGCTTCAGTATATCCTAAAACTGAGAACTTACCTAAAATAGCAAATTCAGTTGATGGTGAATGTATACCTAAAGCTGATTTCATACTATTTAATATACTTTTTGCTAGATTTTTAACTTTATTTATAACTGCACTTGTCATACTTTCAATACCATTCCATAATCCTTTAATTATATTTCTACCTATTTCAACAAACATTGAAGGTAATTGTTTAAAGTAATTTATCATAGATGAACCTACCTTCGGTAAGTATGACAACAAAGTCGGTATACTATTTAAAACTCCTTGGGCAAGTCCGATTATTAGTTGCCATCCAGCTTTTATGAATAACGGAAGGTTATCTATTAATATTGGTATTATTTCAAGTATTGCATCTACTAAAACTGGTATTAGAGTAGGGGCTTCTTCTGCTAGAGCCTGTGTTATCAATATCAATCCTTGAATTAATGCTTCAATTACTTGTGGTAAAACCTCAGCTAATCCTTTTACTGCTGACACTATTCCTTTTACTAATACTGGAATTAATGTAGGTAATACATCTGCTAAAGCCTTTATTAAATCTAATACTAAATTTATAATTATAGGCAATATTTTATCTAATAATCCAGGTAATTTATTTAATAAATTAGTTAATAATTGTTCTAATACTGGAATAGCATTTTCTATTAATGGTAATAGTGTGTCTAATACATTATTTATCATTCCACCCAATTGGTCACTTAAAAGCTTTGTTTTTTCTTCAAGTCCTTCAGTAGTTCCTGATGCAACCATATCTATAATATCTGTTAATGTTCCAAGTGCAGGAGTCATACCTTTCATAAATGGATCCATAAATGTTTTTCCAAGTCTAGACATCGCTGCTTTTGTATTATCTAATGCACCACTAAATGTTTGACCCATTGTTAAGGCTGCACCACTCATACCTTGTTCTATAGCATTTCTAAACTCATCAAAACCTATTTTTCCTTTTGATACCATATCTCTAACTTCTTCATTAGTTTTTCCTAAACTATCTCCTAATAATTGAAGCATAGGAATACCAGCATCTGTTAATTGGTTAAGTTCTTCTCCTGTCATTTTTCCTGAGGCTGCAACTTTATTAAAAATAGCTCCCATTGAGTTCATATCACGACCAGATATTGTGGCAGCATCTCCTACAAGTTTTAAAGTTCTTTCTAAATCTTCTCCTGGTTTAACTCCAGCTGCTACCGCTGAGGCTGCAACTGTTGCTGCTTCATCAAGTCCATAAGCAGTTCCTTTAACTGATGCCAAGGAATTTTCCATAATTTTATCTACTTCTTCAGCACTATGTCCTAAACCTTGCAATTTAAATTCTGCTTGTTCTATACTTAAAGCTCTATTAAATCCACCTTGTACCGCTAAACTTGATACACTTGATGTTATATTTTTTATTCCATTATATACTTTACTTATCCCAGTAGTAACGGCAGAACTTATTAAATTACCTTTAACTATGTCACCAACACTTAAAGTTTTCTGTTTTAAGTCACTATCATCTGCTTCAAAACGATAAATAACTTTTCCACCATCCATATTTTCACACTCCTTTCTATAATAAAAATAGGTTAGGGCTATAACCCCTAACCCTTAAAGAGTTTTAAACTATGCACTTACCTCAGTTCCAGTTCCATTTATTATCATAGTGAATCCAAATGAACCTTCATCTTCAGCGGCACCACCAAGACTTTCAAGTTTTAACATTACATTTGCTTGATATTTTGTATATTCAAGAACTGCATTGCTAACACCTGTTAATAAATCAAATTTTACTAATTGATTATTAAATTGAGCTATTTCTCCACTTGCTATTAATGAATGTACATTTCCTAGTATTTGTTGAATAGCTGTATTGTTAACATCTAGTTTAATTGTTCCCGATAAACTAACAGCTACACCAGTGATGATTGAACGTTTAATAGCATCGCAGAATACATACCAATCTTTTTCTTCAAAATCTTGATTTAGTGTAATTTCACTAGCAGTACATATAGTTGTGAAACTAGGACTTTGACTAGTTCCTGTATTAATTGCTAGATTTTTAATAACATCACGATTTGTTACATAAAATTCGTTCATGTTTTCTCCTTTCTATGCAACTCTATTCACAATGCATTGGAATATCATTGAATATCCAACTCTACGAATATCCATATATTCTATTGCTTGTGGATTTGAGTATTGTTTAAATATTATTTGCCATTTTTCGTTAGTATCTCCATTTTGATATTCATATATTATATGTTTACCTTTTAAAGCACTAATTGAAGTGGCAGTGTTTTTCATTTCTTGTATTGATAATCCATATATAACTATTTCATAATAGTTAAATAAAGGGTCTATATCTCCAAAGAATACAATTTGATTTCCTGGTTGTTCTTGTACTACAATTACTTTTTCATCATTGTTAGTAGAAAACTCTGCTTTTACTTTGAAATCAGTATATATCCCTTTTAGATAATCTATTAATACTAGATTTTTAATAAGTATTTCTTCCATTATTTTTCCTTCCATGCTTGGTCTATTGCATTTTTAATTATTAATTGTTGCTTTTTTTTAAATGTTTCATGAAACCAATGTGAATATGTATCTTTAGTAGTCCAGTTAGTAGTTGAGTTATTCATGTTATAAACATATTTTGCATAACCAGTTACTGAACCAATAGTATAATCACCATTCCCCCCACGAACTCCGTATGTCATTGTTGACCTTCTTAATTGACCTGATGTCTTTTTCCCTCTACTCATAGGAATA